TCGTCCTCGCAACCGGTATATCAGAGAAAACCGTCATTGAAGTTAGGAACAGATTGCAGCAAAAAGGTTTAATAACCTTCGAATCGGGTAAGAAGAATGCGAAATCGCCAGTTTATTACTTACTTGACGAAAGTAAAACGGTAAGTAAAGAGGTAAGTAAAAGAGTAAGTAAAAGAGTAAGTAAAACGGTAAACATTAATAATAAGACTAAAGACAATAAGACTATAACTCTCTCACGCGCATGCGTGGGAGAGCTGTTTCCGGAAGATAGTTTTTTCGATAAGTCTTTAGAAGAATGCTATCAGGAACTGAAATCTAATCAGTCATGGGCGGAAACTGTAACGATGAATACTCGTTCTTCCGGTTATGATGAATTTACGATAGAAGCCTTTTACGAGTGTTTGAAGCAATTCTTTATGAAACTACAAAATGAGGGTGAAACGACAAAGTCGCCAAAAGGCGCGATGTCTCACTTTGCCCGATGGTTGAAATTAGAACTAAGCAACAAAAAAGATGGAAAAAGTAAGAGAACAGATACAGATTCAGAAACAAAAATTAAAGTGCGGACCATCAAGCTATGACCCGATTGCTTTTAAGAATTCGATGAATTTGTTCCGAAGATGTTGTTTATATGTATGCCCAAATTTTTGCGTTGACGATCGAAATCGCGAAATCATGAATGAGATTTTTTTATATCTCATCGGAGGGTCGAACGTTTTAGACCGCAGCAAAGGATTGTGGCTATATGGTTCTGTAGGAACCGGAAAATCCTGCATATTGAAAATCATACAGATGTATGACAGGTATAGCAACGGAAAAGACAAAACAGGATATTACCTACAGGGAGGATTCCCGATAGAGGCAGCAGCTTTCGTAGCTAACCAGTATTGCAAGAAAGGCATTGACGGAATCTTAAGTTATGACGGTTCAAATGGAATAGCGTTAGGTCTGGATGAAGTCGGACGAGAGCCTAAGGTAAAGCATTACGGGACAGAGATGGATGTGATACAGTACATACTTCAAATGAGATACGACAACAGGAGAAGTTGTACAACATTCGTGACTACTAATTTATTTCCGGAAGAGATTCATTTAAAATATGGGGAATATATTGCCGATCGAGTTAACGAAATGTTTAATGTTGTGGAAATCGGAGGTAAAAGTCGAAGATAATTGTATCTTTGAAAACTATTATAAAAAAACAAAAAACCATGAAAGAAAAAAAACAGCAACAAGAAGATGATAATCAATTTAACATGAACCTTCTTTACGCACCTGAATTAGAGAAAGCTGTATTGGGTACATTAATGACTGACAAAAAGGCTTATGCGTTAATAAGTGATATTCTTCGTCCAGAATCTTTTTACGAATATCGACATCAACTGATATATGCTGCAATAATTACCCTCGCGGTCAATCAAATGCCGATAGATATTCTAACTGTAAAGGAGCAACTTAGCAAACGAGGCGAATTAGATAAAATTGGAGGACCAGCTTATATAACTCACTTGAGTAGCAAAGTAGCATCATCGTCTCAAACGCAGTATCACGCCCGAATCATTGCACAAAAGTATATATCCCGCCAATTACTTGCACTTGCAACAGATACTCGCTTAAAAGTATTCGATGAAACCCAAGATGTAGAAGATTTAATTTCGGAAATCAGAGGAAAGCTGACTGATATATCCTCATTAAATACGGAACATGATTGTATTCAGATTAACCCCGTGATTGATGAAGTCTATAAACTAATTCAGAAGGCAGCTACACGAACTGATGGACTAAGTGGTTTGGAAAGTGGATTCACTAGATTGGATAAAATGACATGTGGCTGGCAGAATGGTGATTTGATTACTATAGGAGCACGTCCTGCAATGGGGAAAACAGCATTTATTATATCTATGCTAAGAAATATGGCGGTCAACTTCAGAATTCCAGTCGCTTTGTTTTCTCTTGAAATGAGCAATGTGCAGTTAGTCAATCGTCTTATCACCAATGTCTGCGAAATTCCAAGTGAGAAAATCAAGAGCGGACAGCTTGCCTGTTATGAGTGGCAGCAATTGGACTATAAACTAAAAGATTTGCAAGACGCTCCTCTTTATGTAGATGACTCACCACTTATGAAAATGGATATTTTGTGTAATAAGGCACATTATTTAGTAAAAGAAAAGGGTGTTAAGTTGATTGCTATCGACTATGTTCAATTGTTATATAATGACATCAAATATACAGAGAATAGATATTCGGAAATAAATTACTTCACAAGAAGATTAAAATCTTTAGCAAAAGAGCTGAATATTCCTATTATTATTACATCGCAATTGAATCGGGCAATTGAATCTCGTGAAGGGATTGATGCTAAACGTCCTCAGTTAATAGATTTACGTGATAGTGGTACATTATGCGATGATTCTGATATGGTTCTTTTTTTACATCGGCCAGAATATTATAAGATTTTTCAAGATGATCGAGGAAACGATATGCGAGGTATGGCAGAAGTAATTATTGCTAAGCATCGTAACGGTGCACTAGGTGAAATATTATTGCGATTCAAAGGCGAATTCTGTCGCTTTTCAAATCCAGAGGAAGACATATGTATTCCCATGCCTGGTGAACCCATCGGTACGAAACTTGGTTCTTCTTCAATCTCTAAAACCAAAGTGCCATTCTCTATAGATAATCAAATTAAAGATGATGGTCCATTACCTTTTTAAAATATTCGCTGAATTAATTTTCTCTTCAATATTTTTTCTATCTTTGTAAAAGAATGGTGTTGCGCCGGATTTTGAAGAAAAAATCCGGCATTTGTTATTTGTAAGTTACTGAAACACTAAAGTATTCTCTTTGCTATGTCATACTTAATTTAAAAAATTAAAATTATGGCAAGTGAAGCAGTAAATAATTACATAACTAAACGCTACGAACGCTGGCTTGATTACTCTTTGTATCATTGTGGGCTTGCTGGTATTTCAGACGAAGCAACAGACGTCTTGAATGAGGTCATTTGTTCGCTCCTTCAAAAGAAAAGCAGGTTACTGGATAAATTACTTGAGACAAAAAGAAATGGCTATACAGAACTTGATTTCTTTGTTTTGAAGATGATAAAGCTAAACGCATCCTCTCCTACTTCACAGTATAGGAGTAGATACAAGCCCCTGCCTGTGGATGATAATGTAGATTATTCCAGGCTAGATATTGAGGATATTTCAGATGAATCAGAAGATCGAAACGCTGAAATATTAGACAAGCTGCACATAGTAAGGGAAACATTCGAAAGCCTAAACCTTGGTACGACAGCTACCCGCGTTTTTGAGTATCGTTTCTTCCAGGATGGCAATTTCTCTGAATGGGAAGGCCCAGAGACATTGAAACAACTATATGAGATTTATAACGGAGTGCAGGAACTTATTAGAAAGAAAATTAATGGAAGTTCATTGTTCTAATTTGCAATATTATTACTTTTGGTAAAAAAATAACAAAGACATGACTACAGAAGAAAATATGATTCCAATAGAACCTTATCTTAAGGACTTTAAACAATATCTTGACGCTAATTCAAGATGCATATTATCAGCTAAATTCGGCAATGGGAAAAGCTACTTTATCAGTAGTTTTATTAAAGAATATTCAAATGATTATCTGTTCATTCCGATATATCCTGTAAATTATCAAGTAATGGATAATAAAGACATATTTGAATTGATAAAAAGGGATATATTAATTAAACTACTTTCAAGTGAGGAGATTAATATCAATGAAATAGAATTGAATGCGGCTTCTTTGTTCTATTACTTTTTCACAAATAATCAAGAAGATAAGTTTTTGGATATTTTGAGCATAATCCCGGATATAAACATCTATGGAATTGACATTAATATTAGCTATGTTATTAAAAAGCTCAAAGAAGTAAAGGATAAATTTGCAACATATAAAAAACAATTTAAGTCAGATGATGAAACATATGAATCATATATCACCCAATTCGACTCACTAAAAGGTTCAATATATGAATTTGATACTATTTCGCAATTAATTTGTGACATCATTCGAGAATATAAAAATAAGAATCCAACAAAAGAGGTTGTACTAATTATAGAAGATCTTGATAGAATAGATCCTGCTCACATTTTCAGGATACTCAATGTTTTCTCCGCTCATTTTGATAGATATACTCCTGGACTGGTGGAATTTGATAAAACATGTGGAGATAACAAGTTTTGCTTAGATAAAATAGTCACAGTCTGCGATATTAATAATATCAAGAAGATATATGCCCATGTCTATGGAAAAGAGACTGACTTCATTGGTTACATAAGTAAATTTTCAAATAGTAAAGCATATGATTATTCTTTAACGGAGAAAATTAAGGAATTTCTTATTAATACATTGCTAGATAAAGACTTATTGAAATATCCTCAAATCTGTGACAGTCTTTCAGATTTGATTGTATCGTCAATGGATGAAAAAAGCACTGTAAAAAGTAATTTACGAATAATAAAAGAACGTATAGTTAATGCTAATAATTTAATAAGAAGCAAAAGTATAAATTTAAATCAAAGATTTGCAGGAAAATATATAACCTCTGATTCAGACTTTACAAAGTTGTTAGCTTTACTGAAAGCATTTGGATTTAGTTTTAATAATCTTAAAATAGAGTCTACTTTTGATGAATTTGTGAGAATCATAGGTAAATACTGGATATTAGCGGCTATATTTGGAAGGAACATTATTTTTGAACCTTGTAATAACAATATAAAAGTTGCGTATTACCGAGAAATAAGACAAGGAATTGGGGATTGGCTACAGTCAGATCCTATTTATAACTGCATTGATGGTAATCAAATTTTAGACTTTGATATATCAAATTGGGATGCAGAAGCTACAGTTCCATCATATATCTTTGACCAGATACACAATATAGTGAATTATCTAAATAGAGTATTCATTATTTAGATTAAATAAAACACAGTTTTAGTAGAGGAGCTTAATACAGAAAAACAGCCAAGGAGTCTATATTTTAGTTGAAATTCCTTGGTCATGAAAGAAAATGTAGAAATTAAAATTGATCCCCGGAACTATCGTATCCATGGGGACGAAAATAAGCGGCTTATCCACAAAAGCCTGGTTGAATGTGGAGCTGGTCGGTCCGTGTTGGCCGACCGTGATAATGTGTTAATCGCTGGAAACGGCGTCTATGAAGAAGCTCAAAAGCTAGGACTCAAAGTACGAATTATCGAGTCTGACGGCAAAGAGCTAGTTGTAATCAAGCGTACCGACTTATCTACGGAAGATGAAAAGAGGAAATTGCTAGCTCTAGCGGATAACCATACTTCCGATACTTCTGAATTTGATTTGGATTTGGTGATAGAGAACTTCTCGGCTGATATATTGAACGATTGGGAGTTTTCCGTAGACGATATTGAATTTCCAGCCGATATCCCTAATTCTGACGATGAGAAAGATAATAATCTTTATACAAAGAAAATAGTATCTCCAATCTATACACCGACCGGCAATAAACCTGCAATATCAGAACTCTATAATCTTGAAACTTACAATTGTCTGGTGAAACAAATTCAGGATTGTAATTTAGACAAGCATACTAAAAAATTTCTTCAGATTGCAGCTTCAAGGCACATTGTTTTCGATTATGGAAAAATTGCTGAATTTTATGCTCATTCAAACAGCATCATTCAATATTTAATGGAAAATTCAGCTCTTGTCATTATAGATTTTAATAAAGCTATTGAACTAGGATATGTTTGTTTAAAGAAAGAATTGTCAGACTCATATTTGGAGGATTATAGCAATGATGAAAAATAATTGCTTCGTTGCATTGATACTTACACATGGGCGTCCAGACAATGTACATACAGTAAAAACATTACGGAAATGTGGCTATACAGGTGATATTATCATAGTATTAGATAATGAAGATCTGAAGATAGATCGTTATCGTAAAAACTATGAAAACATATATGTATTCGACAAAAAAGAAATAGCATCAGAAACAGATGAGGGTGATAATTTCAATGATCGTCGAGCTATTATTTATGCGAGAAATGCTTCTTTTGAAATAGCAAAAGAAAAAGGCTACCAATATTTTATTGAGTTAGATGATGATTATACGGAATTCTCATACACTTATAATCAATACGGTGAAATGAAGCAGAAAAACATTATCAATCTTGATAAAGTACTTGATACTCTAATTGATTTCAAGAATAAAACATGTGCTTTAGCTGTTGCATTAGCTCAAAGAGGAGATTTTATCGGAGGAAAGCAGAATAATATAGTTCGTGGTGAATTACTTAAACGGAAAGCTATGAACTCATTTATCTGTGATACAAACATGCCTTTTAAGTTTTTTGGTAAAATTAATGAAGATGTAAACACTTATACCTTACTGGGTAGCAGAGGAAATTTGTTTTTTCAGATACCTCATGTCTCACTGAATCAAGTAACAACCCAACAATCAAATGGCGGAATGACTGATATCTATTTGGATAGTGGGACTTATGTTAAGTCTTTCTACACAATTATGTATGCTCCTTCTTGTACAAAGATACGCCCAATGGGAAGCGTGTACAAACGCTTACATCATAGTATTAATTGGAATAATGCTGTTCCCAAAATAATTCCAGAAGGTTGTAAAAGATAGCCTTTCTTTATATTTTGATTATAGAAGATTATTCAAGTTAAAGAATGGGTTATTTCATTTTAGTTTTAGTTAGTTATAGTTTATGACAGAGAAGAAGAATCCGGCCGAGAAGAAAAAAAGAGGGCGTAAATCAGAATACAGAATAGAGTATGCCGATCAAGCTCTAAAGCTTTGTTTGTTGGGTGCAACAGATAAAGAGCTCGCCGAATTCTTCTCTGTTTCAGAGCAAACCTTAAACAAATGGAAAAAAGACTATCCCGAATTTCTTGAGTCCCTAAAAAAAGGAAAGAATATTGCGGATGCTAACGTTGCATCTCGGCTATATAATCGTGCTATCGGTTATTCCTGTAAGGCAACAAAATTTGCAACATCCGAAGGAAAAATAACAGACTCTAAAGAATATATTGAGCATTACCCACCTGATACGACAGCCGCTATATTCTGGCTGAAGAACCGGCAACCGGAGAAATGGAGAGACAAAAAAGAAGTTGATGCAAATGTGAACCTTGGTGATGAACTGGAAGGATTGAGTGACGAACAACTACAGGCTATAATTGATGGCAAAGAAGAAGAGTAAAAGACAAATATTGATTCGTAAAGCAAAGGCTGCTACCATACTCCGCAAACGAATATCAAAGAAAGACTTTTGGGCGTTCTGTTTGTACTATGATCCGAAGTTTTTCTCTAAACGTCTGTTCCTAAAGAAGGTCGCAGAAGCGTTCATGCGTGTGTATGAATCATATTCTGCTGGTATAATCTACCGTCTTGCTGTCAGCATGCCGCCGCGTGCCGGTAAGTCTTATATATCATCTCTTTTTATAGCTTGGATGTACGGTCACTTTCCGGAAGAATCCGTAATGCGTAATTGTTGTTCTGATACTCTATACAACAAACTTTCGTATGATACCCGTGATATAGTTAAGTCAAAACGATATAAAGAGATATTCCCTGATATTCATCTGAAAGGTGATAAACAGAATGTGAAGAGCTGGAATGTGGAAGGCGCTCGCCAGGTATCTTATTTCGGTGGCGGTGTTGGCGGTACCGTGATCGGCTTCGGTGCGTCTATGCTCGCCATGACCGACGACTTATACAAGAGCCTAGAAGATGCGTTGTCTGATAATAACAATGAGAAAGTATGGTCTTGGAAACAAGGTACACACGATTCACGTATTGAGGGAAGCTGCTGTATGATTGATATTGGTACTCGCTGGTCCTCTAGTGATGTCCTCGGACGTATGGAAGAAGCCGGCAAGTATAATGAAATCATCCGGATCGCAGCTCTCGATGAAAACGATGAAACTTTTTGCGCTGATGTACATACTACGGAATATTACCAGGAACTACGTTCTGAAACCGACGAAAGTATTTGGATGGCCGAATATATGCAGGAACCGTTCGAGGCCAAAGGGTTACTATTCCCTAAATCTGCTCTCATGCGTTTTAAAAGTGCTGATATCGCAGGAAAGAAACCTGACGGTGTTATCGGTGGTTGTGATACGGCAGACAAGGGAGATGATGATTTTTGCGCACCATTCGCAAAGGTATTCGGTCCCAAATACTTTATCACTGATGTTCTTTTCACCAAGGATCCTGTAGAAATAACAGAGCCTCGTTTGGCTCAAATGGTTATAGATACGGGATGCGATCAAATGCGTATCGAGTCAAACAACGGTGGACGCATATTTGCTATCCATGTCCGTAAATTGGTAACAGCGGAAAAGAAAGTCTGCACCATACAAGCCCGTCCTACTACACAGCACAAACCAACACGAATTATTATGAAGGCCGGTTGGATAAAGAGGTATTGCGCTTTCCTTGATGAATCAGAATACGCCAAAGGATCAGACTACGGTCGTTTCATGAAAGCATTAACAAGCTACAAGCGCGAGGGTGACAATGCTCATGACGATGCGCCGGATGGCATGACAATCCTTGCGGAGTTCGCAGAATCATTAGGTTTAAAATTCAAAGTGTCTACTCGTAAAGTAGGACGTGGATAATTTCATATTATAATATTGAATATAAATCATATAGAGTTTCAAATAACACATATAAAAGAGTTTTTGCCACAAATATTTGTAAATATGATATACCTGTTTTACTTTTGTTGAAAAAACATGTATTATTATCAACAACGTATATCTCTAAGAGAAATTAAAAGGTTACATGAGCAGAATCTTATTATTGACGCAAAAGATGGCGGATTACTATTAGGACCATCTCATAAAGAAGGTGGAATTTTATTTTTATTTGAGTATCAGGATTGTTTTAGAGTATTCGGTGAAGTTGAAGGTTATGAATACATTGTTAATAAGGAACAAGTTATGAAATACCAATCAATAATTCACGATATAAATAAGTATTATACTCCCCTTGAAAAGTTTGAAGAATATATACCTGATAGTAATATAACAATAATTGATGCCAAGCATCCTATATATAAAAATAGGTCCAAATTTATTATTCTAGATGTCAATGGAGGATTTTCTATCATTAATAAGTATGCGACTCAAAAGTATTTAAATACATTGGAAAAAATAAATCAAGGACTATTTTGAGAATCTTAGCGCAATTTTCCCATAATCTTCCTTAGTTTTGCCATTTATTATGTGATAAGATTTATAAGAGAAATAACGAAGTAATGTTAGGCGTTTTATATTTTAAGAGAAAAGTATATGCCAGACATTAAGGATATTCTAAAAAATGAAGACTTCGGAAGCATAGTCGGAGATTTATGCGTTGATACCCGAGAGAACCGTAATCCTCGCGAGTATATGGAAGAATACGATGGCGACAGGACTCGACGTAAAGAATCTGTCGGATATCGCGAACCGAAGAAGATCGCTGTATATTCAGAGACAGAAAAAGAAGTTGATCCTGATACAGGAGAAGAAAAGCCAAGGAGACTAGAGGATAAAACTGTAGAAGTCGCTCAAATTGTGACTAATCTACCAAAGAAGATAGTTCGTACCTCTGTTGCCTTTTTGTTTGGTGGTGAAATGACTATCACAGCTGAAGACCCAAATAACGGTTTTACCGAATTTAAGAATATCTATAAGCGTAAACTCAAGATGCAATCAGTTTTGAAAGAGTTTGCTAGAAAAGTTCTTTCAGAAACCAAAGCAGCTATTGTTTTCTATCCAGTTACCCGGGATGATGGAAAAAGCCAATTAAAGGTTAAGATTCTTTCTACTCCTAAAGATAACAATATCGAATGTGAATTCTATCCACATTTCGACGACGACGACGATATGGACGGCTTCATCTATAAATACAATGCAGAAGTCAATGGCCGTACTTGTGAATGCGTGAAGATATACACGAAAGATGTTATCTATTCCGGAGTAATGGACGGCATTTGGCTAGTGAAAAAGACAAAAAACCTCTTTGGAAAGATTCCTGTAGTATATGCCGAAGTAGATTGCCCTGATTGGGAAGATGTTGCCAACTTGATTGATAAAAAGGAAATGAGGCTTTCCCGTTTGTCAGATACAAACGATTATTTCTCTGAACCAATTTTAAAAACCTATGGTCTTGCAAATCTACCAAGTAAAGAAACCGTTGGCAAGGAATTGAACTTCGGAATGGAAATAGACCCTGATACCGGTACATCGTATCATGGTGATGCCGACTACTTAGCGTGGCAGCAGTCCTGCGAATCCGTAACACTCGAGCTTAACCAATTAGACGATGCCATACACTCCGGAGCTTCCAGCCCTGATTTATCAATGAATAAGCTAATGGGATTAGGTAATTTAAGCGGAACATCTCGCCGATTTATGCTGATTGACGCGGAAATTAAAGCCAGTGAGCAGATGGAAATCTTCGGCCCTGCAGTTCAACGTACTGTGTCAATAGTTCAAGCAGGAATGGCTAACATCACACATACTAAGTATGCATCACAGCTAAATGATAATTTTATTGAGGTGGAGTTTGGCAGTATTCTCCCACAAGACCTGGCAGAAGAACTTAAAAATCTTGAAACAGCATCCCAATTTAATAGCAAAGAGACAATCATTAAAAATTCGCCATATACGGATAATGTTGAAGAAGAGTTGGCCCGCAAGAAGCAGGATGAGAAAGATACAGCTCAAAACAACTCATTCCTAGGAGCTACACTTTAACTATGCCTGGACTTTCTTTCTACGATAAACAGCATATACAGAAAGTTGCTGCACAGCAGGCCGTAATAGCCAATATCTTTAATCAGTTTATACTTTCTGTTTCCCCGTATCTCCGTAAATGGTCAGATGCGGGGAAAAACAATGTATGGATAAGCAATCAGGGAATAGAGAGTGCGGTTGACCGGGAACTACTAAACCTTGAATCAATGTTATATGCTAATATTTCCGCATTCCAAAAGGATGGCTGGGAACGAGCAGAGAGGAAGAATGATGATTTTATTTCCCTGTTCATCAAGGGAATGTCTATTTCTAGCGCAACTAAGGATGGAATGTTTACTCATAGCCTATCTGCATTTGAGGATCTAAAGAATGATATAGATTCCAACGGTCTAAAATTGTCTGATAGAGTTTGGAATATTACACAGCAAACGAAATCGCAACTCGAATTCTATCTTGATAGCGGCGTAGTTGCCGGACGTAATTCAAACGGAATCAGTAGTGATATACGGCAAATTTTGCAAAATCCCCAAAAACGTTTTCGCCGGATCCGAAATGAGAAAGGTGAATTGGTTCTATCACAACCGATGAAAGATTATCATCCAGGGCAAGGTGTATACCGCTCTGCATACAAGAACGCTCTCCGAACATCTGCAACAACTACGAACACAGCTTATCGTAGTGCAGACTATGAACGTTGGAGTAAACATGATTTTATACTAGGAATTGAGATACAGCGTTCGGCCAATAATCGCGGACCGTGTAAGATCTGTGATGCGATGATTGGAAAATATCCGAAAACGTTCAAATTTACAGGCTTTCATCCTTTTTGTATCTGTTTTGCTACTCCTATCACCATGGAACCGGAAGACTTTGCTGATTTCTTGCTGAATGACACAGTTCCGCAAGGTCAAACTATTACGGATATTCCCCAAGCGGCAAAGGATTTTGTCTGCGAGAATAAGGATGGATTTCAATCGGCTTTCTGGTATAAGGATAACTTTACCAATGATGGAGGACTACAAAGAGAAATAGTTTCCCAACCTATTACGAATGAAGTTATAAAGGTTTCTAAACCTAAACGTATCAAGACTGATACTGAAATTACAGATATTAAACAAAAATGGAATGAACGAAAACTCTATAACAAAATAACCAACACAGAGAATGAAATACGCCTGAATAAAAGCTTTGAGCCAGGAGTCTTATTTGACAAGAATGGTAATGTTGTAATCGATAAGCGCGGAGCCAAATATAGTGTTGAGTTTACGGATGAAGAATGTGCGAAGATGAAGGATTGCATTTTTACACATAATCACCCAAGAGGCTGGCAAGAGCCAGAAAAGAGTTTGGGACGAATTGGCAACTCATTCAGTCCGGCTGATATGTATCTTGCAATAGCCCATAATGTATCAGAAATGAGAGCTGTAACACCTAATTATACATTCGCTATGAAACGTCCCGAAGAAGGATGGGGAATTACAATTAGTAAATTCGAAAAGCTAGTGAATCGGGAGAATAACAAACTAAGAGCAGAGTTTACTGCTAGAATCAATAATAATACACTATCCCCAACAATGGCTTCAGTGGTCCATTATCATATATTATGGAAACGGATATCCGAAAAAATGGGATGGAGTTATACAAAAGCGAAAACTAGTTAATTGGATTCTTTTAGGAAGACGAACTCCCCTTTTTGGTCGCTTTCTTTTTTGTCATGTACCTGTGAACCATCAAGGTATTTAACAGGAATACCATTAGGGTATGCCGGGCATTTTAATTTATCAAAATTAAAATGCTTGCATTGTGTACACTTAGATATATACACATTGTAATATTCATGTCTATCTTCTATATAATCCATTCTACGCTTTAACTTAATTACAAATGTATGCATTTGATTCTGAAATAAAATATATAAGCAGGAAAAATTTACTCCCAATATATTTTAAGGAAAAAAAGTATGAAGATTTTAGCAACCATCAAAGCAGCTTTGAAAAAAGCTGGAATTCCTGAAAAGTATGCGGCCAAGGTGCAAGCTCTTTTTGACATCGAAAGTGAAGAGAATCTGGATAACTATATTGGGCTATTCAAGGATAATATTCTTCCGGACTTGGTATCAAATGAACAAGGCAGTCAAGCCAGTATTGATGCTGCTATTGCCGCTTATGAGAAAAAACACGGTTTGAAGGATGGAAAACCTATTGAGACAACTAAGACTAAAAAAACAAAGAAGCCGAAAGATGACGAAGAAGATGAAGACGAGGACGAAGATCTCGAAGGCTTGCCTGCTTCTGTTGTTAAGTTGTTGAAAGCCCAGCAGAAACAGATTTCCGAGTTGGCTGCATCTGTCTCTACTGTTGCTACAACAGTCACTACTTCTACGAAGCAGGCATCTGCTAAAGCATTGTTTGCAGATTCTAAACTCCCTGCAAAATGGTTTAATCGTATTGATGTCAATTCTGAAACTTCTGTTGAAGACCAGATTAAAGAGCTTCAAGAAGAATTTGCCGAAATCAAACAATCTGTTATTGATGATGAGGTCGCCGGCGGTGGTTACAAGCCTAATTCCTATAAGCCCAAAGAACGTACCGAACAGGAATGGTTAAAGTTAATGGAGGATGAGGAAAGCTCTGATAATGGCACTGCTAGCCTTGGTCTGGAAGAATAATTATTAATATTAAAAGCTATGTTCAGAAAAAAACAAAGTGAATTTCAGTATGCTCCTGGTATCGAAAAGATTATCGAGGACATTCAGGGCGGTGGAACTATTGCCCGCGCGGAACTGAAGGGAATCATCGACGAGCTTCCTCCGCTTGTAATTGTGGGTAAAGATGCTAATGGCCTTTACCATGTTGTTAAAACCGGAAAAGTTACTGCTGTCGCGGCTGCCGATGCTGTTGCTATTCAAATCGCAAAGAATCATGTGTTTAAAGTTGGGGAAGCTGTTACAATCGGTGGTGCTTTAACCGGAGCTTCTGATGTAATCTCTGCAATTGACAAAACCAATGCAGCTTATGACACAATAACTCTTTCTGGAGCTATTGGAGCCGCAAAGATTAATGATGTCTTAGTCCTTGTTACTGCTAAAGCTGCTGCCAAAGCTGCAAAGTTCAAGTATACCCCGGAGGTTATCACTATGAACAAGGTTGATGTGACCGTAGCTAACCAGCAGTCAGGCCTCTTGGTGCGTGGTACTGTTAATGAAGCAGTAATGCCCTACCCTGTTGACGACGCTATTAAAGCATTGCTCCGTTTTATCCGTTTTGTCTAATCCATTAAAATAAATGATATATGGAAAGAAGTTTAATTAAACAAGTGAACCGTAAGAA